TCGTCATAAGTAAGACTTATACCACTTCCTGCTGTAAGTAAAGAATTTACCTGATCGTCTACTCTTTCGTTTGTAAAATATAAATTACTTGAACCTTCACTAACAGAATCAGTATTAAAAGAAATGTTTGCTGTACCATCAAAACTTACACCATTAATTGTTCTTGCAGTAGCTAACGCTGTTGTTGTTGCACTATTACCTGTAATATCACCTGTAAAGCTATTAGAAGCTGTAATACTAATTCCTGTTGTAATCCAATCACTATTTGCAGAGTTTCTTAGTTTTAAAACATTGTTTGATGTATCAACCCAAAGCTGATAAGCAAAAGTTGTGCTTGGTGCTGTAGCATTACTGTTATTTGAAACAATAGCTAAAAGAGCATTGTTAAGATCTGCTCTAAAGTTTGCTCCGGTTTGGTTAGCTATGTTGTAGTCGTGTGTTGCCATATTAAACTTGTTTTAACATTATAAATCATTTATATCTATCTCTACAGGCTCTCCATTAATAAACTTATATTGTGATGGGGAATAATTACCTTCAACTATACTTTCACTATCTTTTATTGGTATATCTTCTATATTACAATTTGCACTAATGTTATGTTCAATAATTCCTGTTTCTGTTTTATAAACTGTAAATTCTTTTATCATGTTGTGTTATCCATAGTTACGTGAAGTTGCATTTGTGTATGATTATAAGTGCCTGAAAAATATACTCTCCAATAAACTGTAGATTGTGTATTACTTAATGTTGTTATTTGACCTTGATAAGTATATACATAACCTCTATAAGTTCCTGCATTCCAATAAATGTTAGTTTCCCCTCCAGCAGCATTAACCCAAGTAGAATTATTTAAAGAATATTGAACTCTACCACCATTTACATCACCAAGAACAGCAGATAAAACTGCTGTGTAAGTAGCGTTATTTCTTACTTGTGTTATTGTTACAGGTACAAAAGAATCATTACTACCTGTATATATAGTAGTACCTCCTGCTCCTCTTTTAGCAAAACCATAAACTATTAAAGGTACAAAAGTTTCAGTTGCTAAGTGACTTTTAATATCAGTACTTACATTATCAAAATGTTTTACATTTAAAGTATCTGTATCAATTCTTGCAGAATCTAAAGTATCTGTTGTAATACTATTTGCACTTAGATTTGATACTTTTGCATCTGTAATAGCGTTATCTTGAACATCTGCTGTTTTAATTGGCTCATCACTAACAGTAAAAGTTAATGTGGTAGCTTCTGATTCTGATCCAATAGAATTTATACTTGTTACAGAAGCAACATAGTTTGATCCTGTTTTTATAAAATTAAGATCAATTTTTGTATCATTTACAATTCTGTTATGTATTTCATTACTACTAGAATCAACAATAGAAACTCTAAATTCTTTAGATGGGTAAGTTGTAGGATTACTCCAAGATAAAAAGGGTCTTCCTGTTGAACTTGCATTTGTGTCTGTAAAAGCTAAAGAAGTTACTACACCTGTTTCTGTACCTGTAGGTATAAGTGTTTCATCTCCAACATTTTCTGTAGTTGTGCTTGCTTCCCAAGAATAAATATCTATGTATTCAAGCATCTGTATTGACACTAAACCATTACTTAACAAGTCAATGCTTTCAATCCTATATAAGGCACTAGATAGATTGTAAGGAGAATAAGTTATATCAACAACATCTCCTGCTGTTAAATTTAAAAGTCTTGGAGTACCAATAAAAGCAATAGTCTTTTGTTTCCTACTTCTTAATACAGCAGCTTTTGCCATATTGTAAGCATTGTAAGGATTTGTAATAAATGGAAGCTCAATAACAGTTTCTAATACTTCTCCACCATCATCATTAGCAAAAGTTGTAGTATTATCATTTTGTAATACAGTTCTAGTATCTGCTTCATATTTTTTTTGTGCATTAAAAAATTTTGCAATAGCTTTATTAAGTTTGTTTGCTTTATCTTCGTATTTAATTTTAATACCACCATCTATAATATGATCTTCAGTAATGCTAAATGTAGATGAGCCTGTATCTTCTATTAAAACACTATACTTACCATCAATATAGTTTAAAAAACCACGCATATTACTAAGTAGCTCTCTTGCATTTTCTAAAACAGTTTCATTAGTGTCTACTACACCATCACACATAAATCTTTTTGTTTCAGTAAGAACAGAACCAGATTCATCTTCATACATAAACTTACCAATAGCACTTGCACCACCATTACCTGTATCAGAGCTATTTGCCTTAACTTCTGTAAGATCAAGGTTAGTTGCTTCAAAGGTAAAAGTGTTTGCATCTGCAACTGAAGTTATTACATAAAGCTTATTTAAAACTGTTGCTGTTATATTACCACCTAAAGAAACTGCACCTGAAAATAACACTCTATCATCAACGCTTGCACCATGAGAGCTACAAGTTACAGTAATGGTTGCATCATTATTAGTAGCTGAAAAAGTAACGCTTTTGCTTATTTTTTCAGGAGGTGTGTCATCTGTATAAATTCTATATTTTGTATTTTCTGTATGTGGTGTAAATCTTTGTGGATCAATAACATTGCTTTTATCAAGAATAACTGTGCCACCGCTATTTTTAATACTTATAAGCTCTCCACCTTTTACTTTTTTCCAAGTAGCTTTATCTACTTCTACAAAGTTTTGACCAAGTGTTGTTGTAAAGGTTGCAGAAGAATATGATCCACTATAATCAGGTACATCAACAACTGTATCTGCTGTATTAGCTGCTGTCTGAAATGATTGTAAATCTATTAAAGATGATCCTAACCCCTTACCATAATCTCCATGTATGTAATCTAACAAACATAAAGCAGCATTATTTGACCATTCATAAGTGCTTGGATCATCTATTCTATGTGACCCTGTACCACCTGTTATTGAACCATCTAGTCTTGGATCATAAAGTTTTCTTCCTTTAACAACTACTGTTAATTCAGGAACAGAAGTAAACATACCTCTAGCATCATATTGAAAAGATGCAGCAATGTAGGCAATACCTTTTAATTTATGAAGGCTTGAAAATTTTGCAGGTTGTGAAGCAGCAAGCATAGGATCAACAACTTGATCATCTGCTCCATGATGGGCATTAAAAACCATTCTATAAATTGCTGTAGGATCACTACCTGATCTTCCATCATATCTTGGAGCTACTGAATGTGTACCAATTTGATTTGCAGTATTTAATGATCCTGCACCACTAGTAATCTTATCTGAGCCTGTGTAAAAACCATCTCTAAAAACTGTAGTATCTGATAAAGGTACTCCGTTAATTTCTATAGTATCTAATTCAATGGAATCTACTTCACCTAAACATAGACCATAAATTACAAACAATTCTTTTGAATTTCCCAAATCGGTATCCATGTAAAGAAGATATGATCCAACTCTCCTTCTACCATATATAATTGGTATTTTGCTACCTTCTGCTTGTTTAGTAGCCAATATTTCTTGTCCTTCTTTTTTAAGTTTTTGTACAGCTCTGTAATTCTTAACACCTGTAGCAACTGTTAATATACCAACAATAATGTCAAAAGCTTTTTTTAATGTTGCAGGATCAAAAGCCATTTAACTACCCCATCTAATATCAGATTTTGTAATATGTGCATACTCTAAACCCCTATCATTTATATCTATAAATCTTTGTGAGTTATCGGTAAAGTGTCTACCTGTTTTTAAATTCCAATTTGACCAATGATTAGAACAAGTTACAGTAATTTTAGATTGTGAATTTGATTCACTTACTTCTACATTTTTTATATTACCTGAAAAGTATGTTAATGCATCAATAAAAGTTTCATTGTTATCAAAAAAACCAAGATAAATATTTACTGTGTTATCAATATAATTTTCATTATCAAATACTGATATAAGTGTTGAATTTATATTTGATAACTCTATAGATGTTTCTTCCACTTTTAATTCACCTGTTTCAGGTGTTGTGTTAACAGATATTATTTCACCAGAAGATGTATAAGTATTTGAATCATAAGTAACATCAAACTGATTATCAGTTAATCTAAAAACTGTTGATGTGTTAATTTCTAGTAAAAAACAAAATGTGTTAGTAGGGTTTGCTAGTTGTGTAAGTAAAGATGAGCTTAAACTTCTTGACATTACTCAATACACTCTCTTAAACTAAAATTATAGTAGTAAAGACCACTAGTATCAGTAGTGTAACCAACATCTCCTGTTAAATACACAGAATAAGTTGGTTGATCAAGTGTAACTGCTTCATTGTTTGCCAATGATGTAATAAGAGGTGGCTCTATACTTAACTCCTTAGTATCACTTGCAGATGAAGGCATTGTTACATCAGATTTAATCATGTAAACTTTATCATGATTAGCAAATTGTATTATATCCCCTCTTTTTAAAAGATCTCCACCTGTGCCAAAAACATTAAATGTATCAATATTTATAGTTGAGTCACCTGCAGAGTGTGCAGTTTTTACTTCTGCTGTAATTGTGGTTAAAGATGTTCCAGCAACCCCTCTATTTCTTTCAGGGTGTTTAAAATTAAATTTTTCAAAAGATCCTTGTTGTTGTTGTAAAAAACCATATACACCAAGACCATCATTTTTATTTAGTGGTGGTAAGCTTACTTCTAATGTCCAATATTGTGATCCATATTTTCTTGTTACTCTTTTACCTGATACAGATTGATTTATAAGTGTTGGTCTGTTGTTAATAACTTGAAATGATCTTGGTAATATAGTTGTTGGAAAAGTGCCTGACATTATACTACCCCCATTTTACCTCTTGAGTTATAAGCTTGGTTAACCATGCTTACAATCATGTTTTTTCTTGTTGCTAGTAGTTCATCAAAACCTGCTGCATCTACTGTTGATATATTAAAGTTTACAGTAGCAGCTTGACCACCTGATTGCCTTAAATCTGTGTT